GGAAAGTACAAGACGGGCGAATTGATAGAGGCTTGGAACAACGAGACATGGCACATCGCCAATCCTGAGCACCCGTTCGCGTACATCAAGTGCGCCCTGTTGAACCGGGAGCGGCTCGTGGACAAGGTGAAGCAGAACATCCCGATGGCCTGCATCCGGCGCCGGGGAAAAATCCTGTTCCTGCCGCTCAACGCCACGCCGCGAACCGAAGACTTCTTCCTGAGCAAACTCTGAGATCCACACCATGAACGACAACCAACGACAAGACAGACTGTCCTCCGCTTTCAGCGATGTTGAAACCATGATCGGAGGACACACGATGCGCCCGCTTTCGCTGGCGACATACGACGTGATGCTCCGCACCGGCAACCCGCTGGTAGGCAAGGCCGGGAAGGATGAAAACGCGCCCGTGCTGGAAGACGGCACCCCCGAGTTCACCCGGTCCATCATCGGATTCGTGTTCATCCATTGCGCCCCGTGGCCCGAGGTTGTTAGAGCATCGTTCGACGAGCAGGAGTTCCGCGAGCAGGCCTTGATCTTCTGTGGCGATTTCACCCCGGCAGACTTCAAGGTCGCTTTCAAGCGTCTGGAGCAGCAGACCAGCGAGCTTGAGGCGGCGCAGGCCGAGGCGACCGGAGTGCGGGGAAAAAAGCCCCGCCGTGCGACGAACCCGGTTTCCTAGTCGCACAGGTGTTCACCATCGCCGCCGAAACCGGGTGGTCGGAGGAACGCATCATGTTCATGCCGCTGGCACGCCTGGCACAATACCAACATTGCCTGTTGCGCAGGAACGGCATCAGCACGCGGTGGAGCAACCATGTGCAGGGCGGCCCAGAGATTTCCCTGAAAGACCGCCTCGCAATCCTGAGAACGCAGTGGAACCCCAAGGATGACGCCACGCCACACGCATGAGCCGGGTGACGGGCGCGGGGCTGACCGGACTCCCTGCGACGAGCCAGGTTTCCTAGCAGCCCAGGTGTTTGCCGTCGCCGCAGAAACCGGCTGGCCCGAGGAACGTATCCTCTTCATGCCGCTGGCCCGGCTGGCCCAGTATCAGCACTGCCTATTGCGTCGGAATGGGGTTCGGACGCACTGGAGCGCCACGGGAGGAGGCGGAACAAGCCTGCGGGACCAGTTGGAGGCACTGCGGTTGCAATGGAATAGGGTGGATGATCCTGACAGGACGCAACAAATTCCTTGATGGGAGCTCCCTGATGATCCACTTTTTACCAACATATTTTCTTGGCACGCTCTCAGCAGGCTGTTAAATGGCCGTGATGGACGAGCGCTTGAGAGAAGCGCCCATCCGGGTTCGGTTTGTACTGTAACACGAACGCGCTCGTGAGCTGGTGCAAACCGAACGCGTTCGTGAACAAAACTGGGAACATGAATATGAAACGTAAATGGACAATCTTGACGATCGCGTTGTTGTTGTGCGCTTCGTCCTCGCATGCCGAATGGAAGCAAGGTTCAAACACAAATGCCATTCCCTTGCTCTTCGGCACGAATGACTTCTCGGGGATCCTTTCGGTGCCGAACGACAAATTGAAGCCGGAACAAAGCGATGTTGTCAAAGTGGTCACTTCAGGCAAAGTGCCCACCCGTGATGCGGCGTGGAAAGTCCTTGCTGAACGATCCGAAAGTGTAAAATGGATGGCGTCAGATCTTTCTCGAATGTTGGACCGAGGGTTGAGAAAACTCAATCGTGATGTCGAAGGGTTTGGAAAGAAAGGGGACTTCGTGTGGTTGATTGAGGTGGACATGGCCCATCTCTTCCACGGGGTCTTCCTTGTCAACAGTCAAAATGGTGAACTGATGGGGTTGCCATGAAGAAAGTTCCCAACCAGAAAATCCAACCTACGTGCCCGCGACGGGCACTCGTCGGTTGATTTTCGACGTTCGCAATAAATGGACACTGCTCAGGCACAATTCAGTTACTTCACGCCGGACGAAGCGGTGCATCTTCAATTGCAGGCTATTGGCGGACCGAATTCATCGGGCATGGGAATACTTGAAGTGCCCCCAGCGTTTACGTCACCTGAGACTCAACACAGAATCCGTGTTACCATGTTGCATTCGATGGGATCGCTCGCACCAGGCCCTCCGCTAGACGCCGCAAAGAGCGATTTCATGATCAAGTTTAGAGGAGCGCTTACCCCAATGACGCTCATCCTATTCAATGCAGAGTGGGACTATCTTGCCAGTATCCGAGAGGCACTTCACGAGGGATTGACCAAGACCTTGGTTTCAGCGCCCGAGCGAGTTCTAATTGAGACAGTAACGTTGATACGAGCATTCGTAGATACATATCACAAGAAGGGAGAGCTGATGGATTTTGAACTGTTCCGGGCGTATGTGATCGGCTACGCTGACGCTTCAATTCTTAGTTGGTTTAGGGTTATCTGGGATGGCCTTCGGTTTGACAAGAAACAGACATTCTTTAGGAGGCTTTCAACTATTCAAACCTTTGTGAAGTTACCACGCAGTCCTATATAAAAGACAATGCAGAACAAGCCAAAGCAACCCCTACCAACCGCCCGGTTTCGATGATTTCCCGTAACTACAACCCGAACCCCGCGATCAGCGCTCGCCCCCGCTGGTAGGGGTGCACGCGCTCATCATTCACAAAGAATACGCTCCCATTCGAAATGGACGATCACACAATACATATGGGAATGGCACCAAGCATTTCGGATGGAAGAATAGACTATTCCAACCTTTTCATTCCAACTAAGGTGAATATCGATGAGTTTGGAAAGTACACCATACAACGCTTCAATGGTGCCGACCCACTACATCTTTACGAGGCTAGAAGTGCAATTTATTGGCACAAGTTGCTGACGCGTGGGGGGCTCGCATCCGAGAAGGAACTCGTGACGATGATCCGTGCCACAGAGCTGACAACAACTAATTCATACCTTCCGCTGGCTTTCGAATATCATACCAAGGCAGATGATTTGGTGTTATATGCAGCCATCACTTCAATGTTTGATCAATTAGTGTGTGTTAGTTCGATGGAATTGGACTTTCCGGAAGAGTTCTTAAGATGGCTTCGTGTCTCTAGCGCCCTTGTGGGGCGATTCATTTGGATAAAGCATTTAGAACGAGGCCCACAACTAATTGATGCATTCAGACGTGGCCTGCTGCCTGCGCTTTTAACAGAACACCTCAATAGTGGTGTAAAATGGCGTGGCGATTATCAAGGGCGTCCAAAAGTCACACCTCAAATGAAAATGTAATGTGAACAAGCCGTGCCTCTTAACGTGCCATAAGCAACTCAGTCTCATTCCCTGTTCCGATCAATCGTTCCCGTAGGAGCACTCATACGCTTCGGATCCCGGTTGACTCCGCCCCCGGCGCATGAGCGCCCTGACCGTCACCCTTGGAGCCGACATTTCAGCCCTGAAGCGGGCGCTGGCCGGGGCTGTCGATCTGGTGAGTGCCGCCTCGAAGCGCATGGGCAAAATTTCAAGGTCCGCCCTTGCCGGTTTTGGAAAGGGCGGCGCATTTGCTCTCGGGAAGGGACTCGATCTCAGCGGGATGGGTCTCAAGGCGGGTATTGCCGGTCTTGGCAGAAGCGGGGGTGCGGCACTGTCAGCGGGGTTTGATGTCGCCGCATTAGGGCTGAAAACAGGCATCGGCGCGGCATTGGCCGGGGGAGCCGCCGCGATGGGTGTCGGGGTGAAGTCGGTGAAATCCGCCGCCGACTTTGAAAGCACGAAGGTTGCATTCACCACGCTGATCGGGGACGCGGCCAAGGCTGAGGAAACCCTGGCAAAACTCCGTGAACTCGGTGCCGAGACACCGTTCGAGTTTCCCGAACTGGCCGATGCGGGCCGCAAGCTGATCGCCTTCGGCGAGGGGGCCGACACCGTTACGGACACCCTGCGGCGCATCGGTGACGTGTCGGCGGGCATCCAGGCACCCATCGGGGAAATCGCCGAGATCTATGGCAAGGCCCGGGTCCAGGGACGGCTGTTTGCCGAGGACGTGAACCAGCTAACAGGCAGGGGCGTCCCCATTATCGGAGAACTGGCAAAACAGTTCGGGGTGTCGCAGTCGGAAGTGCGGGGACTGGTGGAATCCGGCAAGGTGGGATTCCCACAGATCGAAAAGGCGTTCGTCAACCTGACATCCAAGGGCGGCAAGTTTTCCGGCATGATGGAGGCGCAGAGCAAGACCACCAAGGGATTGTTCTCCACGCTCAAGGACACGTTCAACGAGGTTTTCCTGGCACTCGGTCAACCGATCAACGATGCAATCCGCCCGATGATCGCGCAGGCAATAGGCCTTGTCACCACTCTAACACCGTTGGCTGCGGAAGCCGGGAAGCAGATCAGGGAGGCGATGTCATTTGTCATGACAGCCTTCAAGAGCGGGCAGGTATTGGAGCTTGTATCGGCATCCCTAAAGCTCGGGTTTGCGACCGGCGTGAACGAGCTGATCAAGGGTTTCCGAACGGCGGTCACATTCCTGTTCAACCTCGTCTCTGACGGAACATACTGGAAGGCGCTGGGAAACATCCTCGGTGGAGTCGCGCTGGGATTCGGGGCCGCCCTGCTCGAAGCGTTCCGCTCGCCTATCATCTGGTTGCAGGCGGCGTTCGACACCATCGGCGACCAGTTGCTCGACAAGTTCCTGAAAATCCCGGGCATGGAGACGTTGACCGGCGTGACGCGGGGAGCGTTGACCACGGACTTCAAGGGCAACTACAACAAGCGGGCATATTGGGCCGACGAGGACCTTGGAGGTTCTGCCAAGGCCATGATGGACAAGGCGGGGCAGATGATTTCAGCCGGAATGCCGTCTATGGTTGCCGCCGTTGCCGCTGCCTCTGGAAAGACACTGGCATCCGGCGCGGGCAACGACATGATCGAAACGACCGGCCTGAAAAAAACCTTCGACGACATCGTTTCGTCCATCAAAGCCTCCATGCCGAAACCCGAGGAGGTCAAGGCCGCGGCGACCACCGCAGCGAAATCGACCGAGCAAGCCGCCACCCTGTCGGAAGCCGCGAGCCGCATGGATCCCATCGTGTCCTCCCTCGGCAAGGTAGGAGGAGGCGGATATTCGTCCGGGGTGTTGGACGCCCAAAAGGAGAACAACAGGCTCACGGCGCGGACGAACGGCCTGATCACCGACCTTACCAAGACCGTCGAGAAACTCACCCGCCCCGGAATCGCCAGATTCGCCTAACCCGCGCCCCGCCATGTCAATCCATCACAACATAGAACCCGGTGTCCTCTACGAGCAACCCGGAACCAAGATCACTTGCGACAACGAGGGCAAATGGACCGCCGTCGTCAATTACCTTTGCACAGCCGATTCCTTCACTCGGATGTGTCCGCGCATCGGTAGCACCTTGCCGTGCGTTCCGTTCGTCATGTTGAGTAGCGTCGAGTCCTCAGTCACCGAGGGGGATCTGGCGGAAATCACATGCAACTACACCGGGGTCGAGGAGGTGACGGCCCCCGGTGGCGGGCCACCCACACCCGCAGACGAGAAGGTGAACGCCACCTACACGATGGGCCTGGCGCTCAGCGAAGAAAGCCTGCTGCTGCATTCCCGCTACGCGAGCCTGTCCACCACCGAGCGCAAGGCGCTCAAGATGATTGAGAGCGGCAAGGACAAGGATGACCAGAAGAACGACCTGCGGGCCAAGGTGACGAGCGCGCGCGGGATCGAGGCGCTGGCAAAGCTCGACCGGGGGCAAACATCCTACTACTCGCCCAAGATCACATGGCGCGAGAGTTGGGTCCGCAAGCAGGCCGCGCCCGCCTCCGAGCTAAACTCAATCGGCAAGATCGACACCCCGAACGGCCCATGCCCCAGTTTGGCCGGCGGTCGGACTTGGTTGCGCAACGGCGTCACCCAAACGCAGGAGGGCAAGGTCTTCCGGGTTGAGGTCGAATGGTTGTGCAGCAACCCCGGAGGGTGGGACACCGACATTTACACCTGATGAAACTGCCGCCGAAACGAAAGACGGATGATCCCATTCTCGCAAGCGAGTGGAACCAGCTGATCGACGCCATCGCCGCACGCACGCCGCATCCCGGTTGCGGCCTTACGCTCACGACCACGGCGGGCGGGTTCTCATACTCGGGACAACCCGCGGCATCCGGTCCCGAGGCATCACACCCGCCGTTTGCGGTCGTCGCCATTTCCAAGGACGACGACGAGTACCTTGTAACCATCAAGGAGGGCAGCGTGATCGAGCACCAGCCCGTGAACGCCGCCACCCCGGTCGTGAAGTTCCGCACTCCCAAGTACGGGACTACGGGG